TCTTCCTAAAATATTTAGCGAAATAAACCCGTTACTACAAAAACACGGATTAGGATTCACGCAACTAATAAACACTAAAGAAGGCGTTAACTATTTAGCTACGGTAGTATTTCATGTAGAAAGCGGGGAACAAATAGAAAGTAACTGCATGATACCGTATGTACAACTAAAAGGAATGAATGATTTTCAAAGTTTCGGTTCTGGCGTTACGTATTTTCGTAGGTACTGTTTGAGTTCTATTTTAGGATTAGTTACCGACAAAGACACGGATGCTTCAGGAGAACAAGAAAAGCCTAAAAAAGAAACGTTAGATAATAAAAGATTTACCGATGCTTTAAAGGCAATTAACGAAGGTAAAATAACTATCGAAAAGTTAAAAGAGAAATTTCAATTAAGTGAAGCACAAGAAAAAGCATTATTGTTATGAAAATACGTTGTTCACAAATCGGAAAAATAATGAGTAACCCCCGAACAAAGGGGGAACGTCTTTCGCTAACTACTAAAAGCTACATTTTAGAATTAGCAATACAAGAAAAATACGGAATACAAAAAGAATTTTGGAGTAGATACACGGACAAAGGTATTGAAGTAGAAGACGAAGCCATTAAGTTAGTAGGCGAAGTTTTAAACGTAGGCTTTATTTACAAGAATGAAGAACGAATAACGAACGAATATATAACTGGCGTTCCTGATGTAAACACGGACGTATTAATCGATGTTAAAAGTTCTTGGGATGCGTTTACGTTTTTTGAAAAGGTAGTAGAAGACGAACTAAAAAACAAAGATTATTACTATCAACTTCAGGGTTATATGTGGCTAACGGACAAACAACAGGCTTTATTATGCTATTGTTTAGTTGATACGCCTTTACAAATAGTAGAAGACGAAATAAGAAGGGAACACTGGAAACAAAACTTAATTAGTGAAAGTTCCGATTTAAGAGAGTTTGTAGAAGACAAGCATACATTCGGACATATACCTATGGAAAAGCGCGTTAAAACGCACGTAGTAAAGCGTGACGATGAAGTTATCGAAGCTATTAAAACACGAATAGAAGAATGTAACGAATATTATAACGAAATAATAGACTTAATATGAACCCCGAAGTAAACCAAGAAATACAAGACTTAAAAAAAGAACTAAAAGAAATAAAGCAATTAATAGAAGCTTTAACTGCGCTAACTGATGAAGGCGGTACGGTAAACGTAGATTCTTTAATAGTTAAAATGTTAAAAATAAAAATAAATAAAAAGTAAAATGGAAAAAAGAGACAACAGCGGAGCGTTATTTACAAACGACAAAAAGACGAAAGAAACGCACCCCGACATGAACGGTAAAATAACAATTTTAGGACGTGAATTTTACATAAGCGCTTGGAAAAAACAAAGTAACAACGGTAAAAACTATTTAAGCCTGTCAATAAAGCCAGCTGAAGAACAACAAGCGAAGCCACAAAGCAATGATATTTCCGATTTCTTAAATGATTTCTAATGAAAGCAAGTAAAATAATAGCAAATAGCGACGAGTTAACGCGTAAAATGTTACTGGAGTACCTACAAAAACACGAACTATCATTGAATGCTTTTTGTTTAGATGCTAAACTTCATCAAAGTAATATTCACACGTTTTTAAATGGTAAATCTTTAACAAGTAAAACAATTCAACGGTTGGCTAAATACCTAAACGAAAAAGGAATGTAACTCGGCTCGGCAAAGTCAAAGGTGCGGAACGTAAAAAATTCCGCATTTTTTTTCTAAAAGTGTTGTTTATTTAAAAAGTTATATTAATTTTGAAGAAATAATTAAAACAAAGCACTATGAAAACACGTAATTGGAAAATTGAAGCGGTAGATTTTTACAATAGAACTGGTTATTTCGACATTAACCTTGGTAGATTTGGTTACATGGAGTTACAATTTGAGGTAGAATTTACCCGTGACGGTAACGAAGTAGAAGAAGCACAAGTGTATTTAACGAGATACGATTTATACGATGCTGATTACAACTACGTAAAACACGGAATACTTAACAACCGTAATTCAAAACTAATTTGTGAATCATTACAGGAACTAATTTACGACAACCCTACTGCGTTTGGTTTTGAGTACGAAGACGAAGCTGAAGAACTTTTATACTGGCAGGAATTACTACGTGATGAGAGATATTAAAAAAAAAGTATAACTTTGTAATGTGAGATACATTCTACTATTACCGTTTTTTATAGCCTTGTTCATTTTGGACAGGGCTTTTTTGGTTTTGGTATATTGGAAAAGTGTTCCTAAATTTGAAGACTGGGTATATAAAGACGAATTAATATTAGAGTCTATTCATCGTGTTTGCGTAGGGTTATTAGTTTTGTTACTTGTTGAATATTCAATTTCAATTTTTTGAGTAATATATTTTTAATAGAATTAAGCAAGCATCATAACGAATGGGTAAAGATTGTTTCTACTTTTGGCGAAGATTATTACTGCGAAGATATCGTTCAGGAAATGTATTTAAAAATGGCAAAGCTGGATAAAGTCGAACGGTTCTACATAAACGGTAAGCTGAATAAAAACTTTGTTTGGACTGTATTACGTAACATGGCTTTTGACTATAAAAAAAGCAAGTCAAGAATAGTAAAGGTTAATTTAACTGAAGCTATGCAACTAAAAGACGAATACCAACCCGAAATATTAGAAGCGAAGAAACGTTTTGAAATAAAAATGATAGCTGAAATAAAAAGCTGGCACTGGTACGATCAACTGCTATTTGATTTGTATAGAACTTCTGGAATGAGTACACGACAAATTGAAGGCGTAACGGGAATAAGTTTTAAAAGCGTATGGAAAACAATTAAGATTTGTAAAATACGTTTAAAGGAGAATGTAGGGGAGCATTATGAGGATTTAATTAATGAAGATTACGAATTAATAAAATAAAAAATGGAGTATATATTAAAAGTATTAAACAGAGAATTAGAAAAACGTGAAAAAAGAGCAAAAGAAAATTTTGAACGGCTTTGTAATTTAGAAAAAGAAATTGAAAGGTTACATCAAGAAAACGAAATGCTTAGAAAAGATTTACAAGAATTAAGTAGGGAACACTTTAAAAAATAAAAACATGACAAGAAAAAGACGAACAAAAGCCGAAATATTAGCGGCTAAAAGCGAAGGATTAGGGGACACAGTAGAAAAGGTTTTAGAAGCTACTGGAGTGTCAAAAGTTGCTAAATGGTTACTTGGTGAAGACTGCGGTTGTGATGAGCGTAAAGCAAAGTTAAACGAGTTATTTCCGTACCGTAAACCGCTATGCCTACAAAAAGACGAACACGAATATTTACAAGAATGGTTTAGTGAAACACGTCACTCAATGAAACCAACTGAACAAAAGGAACTATTAAGAATTTACAACCGAGTATTTAAAGTAAATATGCAACCAACAAGCTGCGGTTCTTGTCTACGTGATGTAATGAATAAATTAGAGATATTATTTAACACGTACGAAGATGCCAATTCCTAAACCACGAAAAGACGAAAGCAAAAAAGACTTCGTTCAAAGATGCATGACAGACGATACAATGACTTTTGAATACGAAGATATAGACCAACGTTTAGCGGTATGTTCAACAACTTATGAAGAAAACTTAACAAAAGACGAATTAAAAAATGGCAAAAGTAGGTAGACCAAGAAACTTAGATAGTCCTGAACAATTATACGAACTATTTAAAAAATACAAAGAAGACGTAAAAGCGAACCCGAGAATAAAAAGCGTATTCGGAGGTAAAGAGTTTGAAGAAAGAGCCGAGCCACTTGAAAGACCTTTAACAATGGAAGGTTTCGAGATATTTTGCTGGGATATTGTAGGATGCGTTGAAGACTATTTTAAGAATACGAATAAAGCGTACGAAGATTTTTCTCCTATCTGTTCACGTATACGCAAAGAAATACGCGAAGATCAAATAACGGGCGGTATGGTAGGACAGTATAACGCAAGCATTACACAACGTTTAAACAACTTAAAAGAGCAAGTTGAACAAACGAATATCGAACAACCTTTATTTAAATTAAGTGATAATAACGACAGCAATTCGTAAAATAGAAGCTTTAAAAAAACGAATTAAAATTATTCAGGGCGGCACAAGTGCGGGAAAGACGTACGGAATATTACCGATTCTAATTACAAAGGCGGCAACGTACTCGAAAACGGAAATAAGTGTAGTTGCTGAAACAATACCGCATTTGCGTAGAGGTGCTTTAAAGGACTTCTTACGTATCATGAAAGACACTGGTAGGTATTTTGACGAACGCTTTAATAAATCGCTTCTACGATACGAATTTGCCAATGGTAGTTACATTGAATTTTTTAGCGCTGACGATTCAAGTAAATTAAGGGGTGCAAGGCGTGACGTTCTATATATAAACGAATGTAACAACGTAACCTTTGAGAGTTACAACGAACTTGCGATACGTACAAAGAAAGCCATCTATTTAGACTTCAACCCCGCTAATGAGTTTTGGGTACATACTGAACTAAAAGACGAACAGGATTCCGACTTCTTAATTCTCACGTACAAAGACAATGAAGCACTTGATAATAGTATTGTACAACAAATAGAAAAGAACCGTTTAAAAGCCGAAACAAGCGCATACTGGGCTAACTGGTGGAGGGTATACGGATTAGGTGAAATAGGAATGTTAGAAGGCGTTATATTTAGTAACTGGAAAACTATCGATATACTGCCTAAAGAAGCGAATTTAATAGGTATTGGATTAGACTTCGGTTACACGAATGACCCTACGGCAATAATAGAAATATACAATTACAACGGGCAACGAATAATAAACGAACTAAAGTATCAAACGGGAATGTTAAATAGCGATATTGCAAACGCACTACCGAAACACGTACCTGTTTACGCTGATTCAAGCGAACCTAAAAGCATTGAAGAAATAAAACGCTACGGAATAACAATTAAAGGCGTTACAAAGGGCAAGGATTCAATAAACTACGGTATTGATGTTATGCAACGTAATGAGTATTTAGTTACTTCAAATAGTACCAACCTAATTAAAGAACTTCGGGCGTATTGCTGGGACACGGATAAGCAAGGCACACGCCTAAACAAACCGATTGACACGAATAACCACGCTATTGATGCGCTGCGTTATCACGAAATGGAAACGTTAGGGATGAATTCTAACTACGGTAAGTATCACATTTGGTAAATAAATAATATTTTGCACCTGTTCAAGTATGCAAATAGTGTGAATTATATTTACAAACTACAAAAACACGAATTAAAAGTTAATATATAGAATGAAAACAGAAATTGTAATCCCTACTTCATTAAGTGAAATACCGTTAAAGAGCTACCAAGAATTTATGCGGTTGGTTGAAAAGTCGAATGACGAGGAATTTATAGGTCAAAAGACTATCGAAATATTTTGCGGCTTACAAATGAAAGACGTTGTTAAGGTAAAATGGAGTGACGTTAAAGAGTTAACTGTACATTTAAACGAAATATTTAAAGCGAAGCCTAAATTTCAAGCAACGTTTAAAATTCAAGATACTGAATTCGGCTTTATTCCTAATTTAGAAGATATGAGTTTCGGAGAATACATTGATTTAGAAAGTAATATTTCTAATGTAGAAACTTTTCACAAAGCGATGGCGGTAATGTATAGACCTATCACAAAGAAACACAAAGAGCGGTACGAAGTATTTGAATACACGGGAACGGATGAATTTTCGGAGCTAATGAAATACGCACCGTTAAATGTTGTCATGGGCGCAACGGTTTTTTTTTCGAGTTTAGGAAACGACTTAGTACAACATACGCTTACTTATTTGGAGAGCCAGATGAAGACGAACAAGAAGTTAATGACTACAGCGAAAGAGCGCAATTTAATAAAAGATGGGGATGGTATAATTCAATCTATGCAATTGCTCAAGGCGACCTTACAAAATTTGATGAAGTTACCCGACTGGGAGTTCGAAAGTGTCTTACATGGCTTACCTACGAAAAGCAAAAACGAGAAATAGAAGAAAGGGAAATTAAAAGAATGACAAAAAATGGCTAATTATTACACGATACTTGACACGCTTAAAAGCAATTTAGATAACGATCCGTTTATTAACACGGTAACGCAAGGCGATATTTTTGCGGTTGACTTGGCTAAACAAACTATATTTCCTTTGTGCCATATTATAGTAAACAATGCAACTTTTGAAAGCAATATAATTCGTTTTAACGTAAGCATTATGGCGATGGATATTGTAAACAAGTCAAAAGACGAAGACACAAATGTATTTGACGGTAACGATAATGAGATTTACGTACTAAACACAATGCTATCGGTATTGAATAGGTTATACGAAGAACTACGTAGAGGTGATTTATTTACTGATGCTTTTCAAGTAGACGGTAACCCTACATTAGAAGCGTTCGCTGAAAGGTTCGAGAATTATTTAGCTGGCTGGACAATGACCTTTGATATTTTAGTTCCTAATGAAATGACTGTTTGTTAATGAGTGAAAGATTAAAGGCGCTTGAAAAGTTTCGTGATTTAGTAGTTGCTGAAGCGAAAGCTAATTTACAAAGGATGGGTAAAAATTCAAGCGGTAAATTAAGCAATTCAATAAAAGGCGAAGTAAAGGAAATGCCTAATTCAATAGGTATTTATTTCGAGATGGAACCGTACGGTAACTTTCAGGATAAAGGGGTTTCAGGAACTGAACGAAAATTTGACACGCCTTATTCGTATACTACTAAAATGCCACCACCAAGTAAGTTGGATAAGTGGATTGTAAAAAGAGGAATAGCACCTCGAAATGTTACGGGACAATTTCAAAGTAGAAAAGGAATTCAATTTGCAATAGCTCGAAGTATATTCAAATACGGAATAAAACCAAGCCTATTTTTTACGAAGCCATTTGAAGCCGCCTACAAAACACTACCCGACACGTTAATAGATAAGTATGGTTTAGACGCTGAAAAGCTTTTAACACAAATATTAGATGAAAATTTAAAGACTAAAAAATGAGTATTTTCGCACGTTCGCCTTATATAGTAGAAATATCCGAAACTGGACAAGACGGTTCTAAATTAGAAGTATTTATTTGGAACGGTACGGGAAGCGCACCCGCAACCCCTACTTACACTTTGAGTAAATTAATACCCGCTTCAAACAACCTAAAGACGTATTATAATGTAAGCCCGTATATTCGTGAGTACATTACGTGGAATACAAGACAAGAAGTTTATAATACTTTTGCCGCAACTGACACTAACCAATGGTGTAACGTTCAATTGAAAAGGTACAAATTAGACAGCGGTACATATACCTTATTAAGTACAAATTCATACGTTGCTTATGACGGTTTCGGTTGGTATGAAAACGGTAGTAATTATTCGCCTACGTACGATATATTACACGACGAAGGAACGTTTTTTTATTACTACGATGGCACAAGCCCAAGTTCAAATTCAAGTAGAAGGGCGGGTCATATAATGGTTAAAACTTTGACAACGTATAAAGCGAAATATACCAACCTGGTAACGGCTGCTACATTCACGCAAAATTTAACAAACAATTCAATTTTAGACGTACCGAGGGTATATGAAAATTATTATGCTGCTGGGAATAAGTTAGAAATAATTATAAATATTTTAGGTAGTGATGTTACCGTTTGGACTGGTTATTTCAAACCGTTTGAACTTTGTAGATATACGCCTGTTTTATGCGACTTTGTAAACCGTTATGGATGCTGGCAAAGAACGTATTTCTTCGCTGCAAGTAACGATATATTTAGCGTTGAAAACACGGAATATAATTTGATGCAAAGCACGTTCCCTAATTACAATACATTAGAAGGTCAAAGAAAGGTGTTTAACACAACGGCAAAAAGAAGCATAAAAGTTAATACGGACTGGGTAACTGAAAGCTACAATGATTTACTTGAACAGCTGATGGCAAGCGAACGAATATTGTTAAATAGTTTACCCGCTAAAATTAACACGAAGCAAACCGAGTTATTCAAAAACATAAATCAAAAAATGATTAACTATACTTTAGAGTTTGACTTTGCTTTCAATGCAATAAACAACGTAATATGAGGCAAGTACAACTTTATATTGAAGGTCAAAAGGTTGAACTATTTGAAGACGAACAAATTAATGTTACTTCGAGCGTTCAAAATATTAGCGATATTTCAAAAGTATTTACGGACTTTTCGCAAAGCTTTACCGTTCCCGCTTCAACGGTTAATAATAAAATATTCAAACATTTTTACCAATCCGATATTGGTGATCCGTTAGACCCTACTACGTTATTCGATTACAATATTCGTAGGAGCGCATTATTAGAAATTGACTTAACTACTTTTAGACGTGGTAAAATATCAATTGAAAAGGCGAATATAAAAAATGGCTTACCTGAAAACTATCAAATAACTTTTTACGGTGAAATACGAACGCTAAAAGATTTATTCGGTGAAGATAAATTAAATACATTAGATTTAAGCGCCTACGAATTTACATTTAGCGCTACGGAAATTTACAATAGAATAACGGACTTAACAACGGATTACAGCGTTAGGTATCCTTTAATTGCAAGTAGCAGATTATGGCAATACCACCACGGTACTGAAGACGTAACAAACAATGCGCACGCAATACATTACGATGAATTATTTCCAGCTATAAAAATAAGTAGGTTATTTCAAGCTATTGCAAATGATTACGGCGTTACTTTTACGGGAACGTTTTTAAGTGATACAAGGTTTAACGAAGTTTTTTTATACGGCAAAAATACAACGGAATACACTTGGATAAGTGAAGCAAGTACTATTGATATTGACCAAATAACGGCAACGGTAGTTGATCCGAGTTTACCGAACCCCGCGAATTACGTAGATATATACGGAAGCAAAATAAACATTGAAGAACTTTCTGGAGTTTATGCACACATTATAAGCTTTGATATTTTAAGTCAATCGGTTGCGGGTACATGGTACATTGATATTTTTCAAGACGGTAATTACTATCAAACTGTGCAAGGTACTACGACGGGAGTTTTCGGAAATGTAACTTTTATAAATACAAGTGGCTTGGATACGGACGTAACTTTTCAATTACGTGCTGATGCAATAATGGATGTAGATATGAATATTATCTACCAAATAAACGGAAACAACGGTGTAATTAATTACGCTCAAATGAGTACGGTTACAACTTCGCTTTCAGGTAACGTAAATATAAATAACGTTTTACCCGATATAAAAGTTAGTGACTTCTTTTCGGGCGTGTTAAAAGAGTTTAATTGTACGTGCGTAGCTACTGATGTAAACACTTTTGAAATACTACCTTTAGAAGATTGGTATTCACAAGGCGCTATTGTAGATATTACGCAATACACGGATGTAGATTCAATTGATATTGAACGTATTAAGTTATATAAAAAAATAGCTTTTAAATACCAACAAAGTGAGTCCTTTGCAAACAAGAATTATTTTAAAACATATAACCAACAATACGGAGATTTAGAATATCAATACAATTACGACGGCGACGAATACACAATTGAAGTTCCTTTTGAAAATTTATTGTTTCAAAGGTCAATAGATAATTCAGGTAATTACGCTATTTTCGGTTATACGTTAAACGAGAATTTTCAAGCGTACACGCCGAAGCCTATATTACTTTATTTGTACGGTGAAAGTGACCCTTTGCCACATGATATTAAATTCTATACTGGAGCAACGCATTTAAACATTGATACGTTCGCTTTATTTGGTCAAGACCTTACATATCAAAACACGAAATATAGTTTAAATTTCGGTGCTGATAATTCTATAATTCATTTAGAAACAATTCAACAAGGCTTATTCGCTGAATATTATTTTTCGTATTTAATTAATTTGTTCAACCTTAAGAATAGGCTGGTTCACGTAAAGACGAATTTACCTGTTTCTTTACTTACGAACCTTCAATTAAATGATCGTCTTATTATAAGAGATAAACGCTATATAATAAACGAAATGAAAAGCAACCTAAGTACTGGACAAGTTGACTTTAGTTTGTATTTAGACTTTCGACCAATTACAAGCGGTAGACCTTTAGTGCCAAGTTTTGACGCACAATGTTTAGACGTTCCGATTACGTTTGTGAACGGTGCGGTTAGTGCTGATATAACAACAACGTTTGGCGGTGTTACAATTACCCCGAGTACAATAACAAGTAGTCAATCTATTACGGTTTGTATTCCTGAAAACACGAATTCACCGCAAAACATATTAGCCGAAAACTCGGATAGCTTAATTACTGAAGAATTTCAAAACTTAATAACTGAAAATTCAAGCACGCAAGTTATAATTTTAACGGTTACTTACACTTTAGGCAACGGGCAACAAGTGGCAAATCAAATAACAATATTACAAGAATGATACAACTAATTTTAGAACTACTTAAAAGCGATAATTTCTTTGGGGTAAGTGAAATTGTAGACGTGGCAAAAGGAAAACACGAACTAACAGACGATATTAAAAAAGTTTATAATCAAAAAAAGCGTAAACAATGGCAGAAAAACGGACAATAGAATTAGAAATACAAGACAATAGCAAAAGTTTAAAACAACAATACCGTGAAGCCGTACAAGAATTACAAAAGCTTTCACAACAATACGGTGAAACTTCGGAGCAAGCGGTTAAGGCTGCTAAAGCGGCTGCGGAATTAAAAGACCAAATTGAATTTAGTAAGGACTTAATAGCTGGCTTTAATCCTGATGCTAAATTTACGGCGGTTGAGGGCGCTATTAACGGCGTAATGAATGGCTTTCAAGCGTTCGAAGGTGGTTTAGCATTGATAGGTGTAGAAAGTGAGAAAGTTGAAGAGGCGTTATTACGAGTACAGTCCGTAATGGCTTTAACGCAAGGTATAAACGGCGTTATGGAAGCTGCGGATTCGTTTTCAGTTTTAGGGAAAAAAGCGGGTGACGCTTTAAAAGGAATTAAAACTGGTTTACTTTCTACTGGTATTGGTGCGTTTGTAGTTGCTTTAGGTACGGTAGTTGCATATTGGGATGACATAAAAGGAGCGGTAAGCGGTGTTAGTGCTGAACAAGAAAAACTAAACAAAAAGACGAGCGCAAATTTAAAAGCAAGTGAAGATAAAGTTAACGCCCTAAACAAACAAGACAACATTTTAAAGCTACAAGGTAAAAGCGAAAAAGACATACTTAATTTAAAAGTAGCTGCTTTAGATACTGCAATTCAAAACGCTAAAATAAACGTAGCAAATCAAAAAGCCACTAAAATAGCACAAGTAGAAGCAGCAAAAAGAAATAAAGAAATACTTGAAGGGATTATAATGTTTATTACGATACCTATTCAAACTATTTTAGGAACTATTGATGCTGTTTCTGAAGGGTTGGCTTATATCGGTGCAATTGATAAAAGTTTAAGCCTGCGCGCTGATATGACAAATTATTTAGCAAATTTAGTATTTGATCCCGTAGCAACTGCAAATGAAGGTGACGCAGCAATAAAAGCCGCTGAAGATAAATTAACGGAATTAATAGACCAACAAGCCGCGTTTAAAATACAAATAAAAAATATTGATAAAGAAGCCGCAAAAGGCAGCGTTAACACCGAAAAAGCAGCGGCAAAAGAAACACTTGATTTAGAACGTCAATTAATTGACCAACGTTTAGCTTTAATGAGTGAAGGCGAAGCTAAAGAAAAAGCAATAGCTGAAGAAAAAGCAAAGCGTGACAAAGAAGATTTACTTAAAAGTTCAAAGGATAAAATTGTAGACGCTCAACAATTAGCTGATGCGCAAAAATTAATAGACGATAATTTACAAAAGGATTTACAAGGTATTACGGATAAATATGACAAAATAGAATATGAAGCTTTAGTTAAAAAAAATGAAGAGCGAATAAAGTTAGAAGACGAGCAATATAATTTATTACAAAAATCAACTAATTCTAAACGTGACCAAGAGTTATTTGAATTGATGCAAAGTTACGATGCTAAATTTGAAGCGGCTAAAAATAATGCTGAATTAGAAAAGGCTTTAACGGAACAATTTGAAAAAGAACAAACGGATATTATAAAAAAATATGCCGCTGAAGAACAAGCTATTAAAGACGCTAATGACAAAAAAGAGCTTGAAAGAAAAATAGCATTAAGACAAAAAACGCTTGAACTTGCGGGAAATACTTTTAGCGCTTTAGCTGATTTAGCGGGTTCGTTTAATACTAAAAACGAAAAGGACGCACGTAAACAATTTCAAATACAAAAGGCTTTTAATTTAGGCGCTGCAATTACGAATACTGCAATGGCGGTAACGGGTGCGTTAACTGCTGGAGGTAACCCTATTAAATTAGCAACGGGACAACAATTTGTTGAAGCTGCAATTGCTGCTACAATCGGTGCGGCTAATATAATTAAAATTGCAAATTCTAAATTCGGTGGTGGTGGTAGTAGTTCAAGCGGCGGCGGTGGTGGTTCAAACGCTCCAGCGGGTGTGCCTATGACTGCTAACTTTAACACAATAGGTTCAAGCGGTATAAACCAATTAGCGCAATTACAACAAACGCCTACACAAGCCTACGTAGTTAGTGGCGAAGTAACAAGCGCACAAGCTTTGGATAGAAATAGAGTACAAAACGCAACTTTATAAGTTTAATAATTATGGCAAAAGTTGAAATAATAGAACTACTAATTGACGAAACAAAATTAGAAGCGGGAATAAATGCGGTATCCGTTGTTGAAAGTCCAGCGATCGAGGAAAACTTTATAGCTTTAAAAAAGCACGAAGTTGAACTAAAAGAAGTAGATGCGGAAAAACGTATTTTGATGGGTGCGGCTTTAGTGCCTAATAAACAAATTTACCGTAGAAACAAGGACAAAGAGTTCTATATTTACTTTAGTGAAGACACAGTACGCAAAGCAAGTGAATTATTTTTGATGCGCTCAAATCAAAACAACGCAACTTACGAACACGAACGCAAAATGCTTGACGGAATGAGTGTAGTTGAAAGCTGGATAATTGAAGACGAAAAGACGGATAAAAGCCGATTATATAACTTTAATTTACCAAAGGGAACTTGGATGATTTCAATGAAAGTAAACAACGATGATGTTTGGCAAAAGGTAAAAGACGGCGAAGTAAAAGGATTTAGTATTGAAGGTCACTTCGTAGATCAATACGAAATGAGTTTACAAGAAAACGAAGAAGAACGGTTAATAAACGCTATTCGTGATTTAATACTAAAAGACGAAGAATATAAATTAGAAACGTATAACGACTATCCTAAAGAAGCAAGCGAAAACGCGAAGATAGCATTACGCTACGCTGAAGAAAACGGTTGGGGTGACTGTCTTGAAGCAACGGGAAAAGCACGAGCCAACCAACTTGCTAACGGCGAAAATATAAGTAGGGAAACAATTTCACGCATGGCTTCATTTGAAAGGCATAGACAAAATTCACAAAAGGAATTAGGAGATGGCTGCGGAAGATTGGCTTGGCTTGCTTGGGGTGGTGACGCTGGTATTGAGTGGGCGCAAAGAAAGTTAGAACAAATAGATAATAAATAAATGAGAACAGCAAGTAAAGTTAGTCCCCGTGGTGGTAAACGTGGATGCCTATGTAAAGACGGAAAATACCACAAAGATTGTTGCGACGGTAGTTTAGAAGCGCAAGGAATAGGCAAAACAGCCAGTGTAACGCCGCAAAATGTAACGATAACAGATAACAACGGGGTACGCACGATAGTACGGCAAAACGGCTAAAAAAGGAACAAGTAAAAATTTTAAAAGTTAATAAGTTATGAATACACTAAAAACAGTTTTCGGAAAGTTGTTTAAAGAAGAAACAACAAATTTAGCTTCGCACGAAGTTGAACTTGCATTAAGAGATGACATTATAGCAAGTTTTCAAAAGTATTTAGGGCAAAGAGATGTAGCAAAAAAAGTATTAAATAAAGCTGAAAATGCTATTATTGAAGCTTATAATAACTATAGTGCTATTGCAGCTTTTGGAAACGCTACGTTACAAGATATGGAAGCATTAAAAGCAAAAGCAAAAGAAATTGGTTTAGGTTTAGACCCGCAAATGGAAAGCGTTGAGAAAAAAGTAAAATCTGAAATTAAAGGTTATATGAATAACGCTAAAGCAATTGGAGATTTAGCCAAAACAATGAGTAATTATAAAACATCATTATAAATAAAATAAAAATGAAAAATAGCCTAATCAATCAAATCAAAACTTTACTTGGAATGGAAGTAAAACTTGAACAAATGAAACTAATGGATGGCGTAACAGTTCTTGAAGCTGATATGTTTGAAGCTGGTAACGAAATTTTCGTAGTAACGGAAGACGAACAAAAAATACCCGTGCCGGTAGGAGAATACGAAATGGAAGACGGTCGTATGCTAATCGTTGTTGAAGAGGGAATTATTTCTGAAATTAAAGAAAAGGTTGAAGAAGAAGAAGAAGTAGAAGTTGAAGAACCTATCGAAGAAGAAGCGAAAAAAGAACAAGAAATGGAAACGGCTAAAAGCAACCCTAAAAAAGTAGTTGAAAGCACAATTAAAGAAAGTTTCTTTTCGGAAATTGAAGCGTTGAAAAAAGAGAACGAAACGCTTAAAGCTGAATTAAGTAAATTGAACGAGGTTAAAGAAGTTGAACTATCAAAAGACGAAGAAGTTAAACCAATTTCTTTTAACCCTGAAAACGAAAATAAAGTTGAAATATTTAAGTATGCTACAAAAAGACAACGTACTATAATGGATTCAGTTTTAAACAAACTAAATAAGTAATAATTTAAAAAACAATAAAAAATGAGTACAACATTAACAAGTATCTCAAATGATTCTTTACGTCAAGTAGGTGTAATTGAAACATTGACGGGTGCAACAACTTTGACTGCTGAAGATAGCGGTAAAGTATTTATCTTAAACGCTGCTGCTGGAGCGCAAATTACATTACCAGCGGTTGCTGATGGCGCTGGACAGTCTTACAAATTTGTAGTAGGTGCGTTATTCGCAACAACTGCTTGGACTATTAAAGCTGCTACAAATAAAATCCAAGGCGGTGTTATCGTAAACAGTACTAACGTACCTGGAGCTGATGAAAACACGATTACTTTTTCTGCTTCTGCTGATACAATTGGCGATTTCGTTGAATTAGTAGGTGACGGAACAAACTGGTATGTTTTCGGACTTGGAACTTCTGCTGGTGCAATTACTTTAACCGTAGTATAAATAAAATAAAAAACTAAATAAAAATGGAAAAAATTAACCTATCAACTACTCAAAGCATTACTACAACGTATGCTGGTGAGTTCGCTGGAAAATATATTGCTGCTGCTTTATTAAGCGCTCCAACCTTGGAGAAAAATGGTATTACAATATATCCGAATGTAAAGTACAAACAAGTAATTAAAAGAGTTGCAACTGATGACATTATCAAAAACGCTACTTGTGATTTCGATCCTACTTCTACAGTAACGTTAACTGAAAGAATTCTACAACCTGAATCTTTTCAAGTTAACTTACAATTGTGTAAAAGTGATTTTAGACAGGATTGGGATGCAATTCAAATGGGATATTCTGCATTCGATGTTTTACCTAAATCATTTGCTGATTTCTTAATCGCGCACGCTGCTGAAAAAGTTGCTGCTGGAATGGAAACTTCAATCTGGAGAGGTGTTAACGCAACGGCTGGACAGTTCGCTGGTATCATGACACAATTAACTACTGATGCTTCTTTGCCAGCTGCTCAAGAAATTGCTGGTACTACTGTTGATGCTACTAACGTAGTTGCTCAATTAGGTTCTATCGTTGACGCTTTGCCAGCTGCTTTGTACGGTAAAGAAGATTTAACTTTGTATGTTTCAAATAACATTTATAGAGCTTACGTTCGTGCTTTAGGTGGCTTCGCTGCTTCAGGTGTAGGTGCTAACGGTTACGACAACAAAGGAAATAATCAAGTATTAAATGACTTGTATTTCGACGGTGTTAAAATATTCTTGGCTAACGGACTTGCTGCAAATACTGCGTTACTTGCTCAAACTTCAAACTTATACTTTGCGACTGGTTTAATGAATGACATGAACGAAGTTAAAGTTATTGACATGGGAGATATTGACGGAAGTCAAAATGTACGTGTAGTAATGAGATTTACTGCTGATGCGAAATACGGTTTTGCTTCAGATTTGGTTACATACGGAATCACAAATAACGCAAATTAAAATAACATAAACTAAAGTAAGGCGGTGCAATAAACGCCGCCTTTTTTGTTAAACATAAAAAACTAAATAAAATGAGTTGTGATATAACAAACGGTCGTATAGAACAATGTAAAGATTCGGTTTCAGGATTGAAAGCGATATACTTTATTAACTACGACGACTTAGACGCTTCTGCGGTTACTTACGTTGGTTCAACGGATGAGATTAGCGACTGGACGCCTGTCTCAGCTGGTGCTTTACAATTGTACAAATACGAATTAAAAGGTGCTAATAGCTTTGAAACTACAATTAATTCAAGTAGAGATAACGGTACTACATTTTTTCAACAAACACTTACTATTCAATTAAAAAGACAAGACCCTACAACGCATAAAAACGTAAAACTTTTAGCTTATGGTAGACCGAGAATAGTTGTAAGAACAATGACCGATCAATTCTTTTTGATGGGACTTACACAAGGCTCTGATGTTACTGCGGGAACTGTTTCTTCAGGAAGTGCTTTAGGTGACTTTAACGGTTATAATTTAACCTTTGAAGCTATGGAAGTTTCACCCGCTAATTTTTTAGACGTTTCAACTGAAGCTGGTTTAAAAACTTTATTTGAAGATGGCGCTGGAGTAGACGCTCAAATAGTTACTGCTTAATTCCTTTCTTCTATATACTTGCGCAAAAGACACTTACTTCGGTAGGTGTTTTTTGTTTAAGGACAAATTCGTACTTTTGACGTTTATAATATATGATTATTCTAACTACTTCGACAAGCGCTCAAACAATTGTGTTTATACCACGTAGTTCGTCTTTTAATTACGTAGCAATTACCGACGATCAAACGAATGAAACGGTACAAATTACGGGTTACACTTACACGAATGGAGAATATTACGACACGTTGCAAGCTACTTTTAATTTAGAAGAAAACCACTTTTACGATTTAGTAATTGTAAACGGTGCGGTAGTAGTTTATAAGGATAGGATATTTTGTACTGACCAAAGTATAGTAAACTTTTCCGTAAATAACGGACAATATACGGCGAATAGTACTTCAAACACATTTATAGTTTATGAATAATATACACGTTTTAGAATTAAGTTCTTACACAACGCCCGTAATTCAAGAGTCTAAACGAGATGCTTGGGTTGAATTTGGAGTAGATAATAACTACTTTCAATTTATTATAGATAGGTACGTTAATTCGACTACTAATTCAAGCGTAATAAACAATGTAAGCCGTTTAATTTACGGTCGTGGGTTAAGTGCTTTAGATGCAAGTAAAAAGCCTAACGAGTACGCTCAAATGATGGCTTTATTCAATCCTGATTGTATTCGTAAAATTGTACTTGACAGAAAAATGTTCGGACAGTTTGCGATGCAAATACATTATTCACAAGATCACAAAAGAATTTTAAAGGCTTATCATATACCCGTGAATTTATTACGTGCGGAAAAGTGTAATAAAGACGGAGAAATAGAAGGGTATTATTATTCGGATAATTGGTTAGACGTAAAAAAATACGCACCTAAAAGAATACCAGCTTTCGGATATTCAAACGAACAAATAGAGATTCTTTATTCTAAGCCGTATGCGGTAGGAATGAAATACTACGCTTTGCCTGATTACCAAGGTGGTTTACCGTATGCAAAGTTAGAAGAAGAAATTGCTGATTATTTAATTAATGAAGTTCAAAACGGTTTTTCGGGAACGAAAGTAGTAAACTTTAATAACGGCGTTCCTACTGAAGAACAACAAAGTATAATTAAAAGCAAGGTGTTAAGCCAGTTAACGGGTTCGAGAGGACAAAAAGTTATTGTAGCTTTTAACAACAATCAAGAAAGTAAAACAACGGTAGACGATTTACCGTTAAACGATGCGCCTGAACATTACACTTATTTAAGTGAGGAATGCGTTAAAAAAATTATGTTAGCGCATAACGTTACAAGTCCGTTATTATTCGGTTTAGGTTCTGCAAATGGTTTTAGTTCAAACGCTGATGAATTAAAAAACGCTTCTATTTTGTTTGATAACATGGTTATTAAGCCTATTCAAGACCAAATTATAGAAGCTTTTAATAAAATTTTAGCGTTTAACGGAATTACATTAAAGTTATTCTTTAAAACGTTACAACCGTTAGAATTCGTTGATTTAGAAAACGCACAAAACGAAGAACAAGTAGCTGAAGAAACGGGAACGGAATTAAGCAAAGTAAACACGGAATTAGAAGAAATATTAAACGAAGTTGATGCTAACCAATTAGGCGAAGGCTGGGTAATGGTAGACGAACGAGAAGCTTCAGAAAATGACGAAGAATTAGATTCGCAATTAATTAAAGCTGAATTAGATTTAGAGCCTAAAACAACGCTTTTAAGCCGTTTAATTAACCTTGTTCAAACTGGTAACCCTCAACCCGATAAAAAGAGCGCACAAGATAAAAAAGTAGGAGATTTAAAATACTTTAAAGTTCGTTATAAATACACGGGAAATAAAGCACCCGACCGTGACTTTTGTAAAGCAATGATGTCAAAAGAAAATAGGTTGTTTAGAAAAGAAGATATTGATGCAATGAGTAGAAGGGCGGTTAATCCGGGTTTTGGCGAAGGCGGTGCAAATACGTACGATATATTTCGTTTTAAAGGTGGGCCACGATGTCACCACAAATTTTCAAGGGTAACTTTTATGTTAGATTTAAACGCTATTGAAAAAGGTTATTCTGAAATAGGAACAAGAGCGGCAGAAATTAAAGGATATAAAGTAACGAACCCTTACGAAGTTTCAATATACCCTAATAATTTACCTTTAAAAGGGTTTAGCCCGCGAAATAAAAATTTACCTTCAGACGTAATATAAAATGGCAGAAGCACTACTCATAACACGACAGGACGTTGTTAAATTCACTGCAATGAATGGCAACGTAGACACGGACAATTTTATTCAGTACGTCAAAATAGCACAAGACATTCACATACAAAATTACTTGGGTACTGATTTACTTGAAAAATTAAAGTCCGAAATTATTTTAGCCTATTCGGGAATACCAACAGCCATTACAATAAGCAACCAAGGAACGGGATATACTACGGGAACTGCTATAAATACAACAAGCACAACGGGAACGGGCTTAAAGTTAAATATTACGGCGGCGGGTGGTTTAATTACTGCAGCCACAATTAACACGGCTGGCACGGGTTACACGGTAGGAAGTACGGCAACGGTAACGGGCGGCACAAATGGTGCGGTTACAATAAGTTCAATTTACGATATACCTACAAACTATAAAAACCTTTTAGTTACGTATGTAAAGCCTATGCTGATACATTGGGCTATGGTTGAATATTTGCCATTTGCGGCTTTCACGATAGCGAACAAAGGAGTGTATAAACACAATTCGGAAAACGCTACTAACGTTGAAAAAGTAGAAATTGATTTCTTAATAGAAAAAGAGCGTTCTATTGCACAACATTACACGGAAAGATTTATTGATTATATAGCATTTAACAACGACTTGTTCCCGGAATATAATAGTAACTCAAACGGGGATATGTACCCCGACACAAATAACAATTATACTGGCTGGTATTTATGAAGAACTACAAACCAAAAGACGAAAACATAAAGAAATTATTAACGTATTTAAGTAAGCAAAATGGCAAACGTAAAGATAAGTCAATTAACAGCGAAAGGAAGTAATTTAGAAGCTTCAGATCGTTTAGCAATTGCACAAGACACGGGCGGAGGTACGTTCGCAAGTAAGTACGTAACTGGTGCTGAAGTACGGAATAGAGCAAGAGCAACGTACACAAGCCAACACACGTTAGTTTTAAGCGATGCGAATAAGGTTGTTGAGATGAATATTAGTTCAGGTAGTAATAATTTAATAGTTCCTACAAATGCAAGCGTTCCTTTTCCGAGTGGTACGATAATAACTTTGTCACAATATGGCTCGGGACAAGTTAATATAATAGGAGATACGGGAGTGACTTTAAGAAGTAGCGGCGGTAAAAACAAAACTACTGCGCAATATTCGGTTGCTACTTTATATAAAAGGGACACGAACGAATGGTATTTATACGGTGATTTAACAACTTAATTAAAATAATATGGCGAATGATATAGGCTGGGGTGAAGGAGCGTGTAATAACGATATAGGCTGGGGAATAGCACAAGAATATTTTTCATGTAGTGGTGCTGGTGAAGCACCCGTAGGAGCTACATTAATGAAAACGGGACAAACTACTTCGTATAGAACGGGCGACGATGGGGATTTAGAAGCGGGTAGGGCAACTGATTTCACAACACTTGAAAGTAATAATCCTTTCGGAAATACGAATAGATTTACGGACACTTTAGGCGGTACGTCTTATGCTAATAATATTGTGATTGACTGGAGTACGTATAACGGAACTACGGTTTTAGGATACAAAAGAACTTATCAATCTAACGCCTTGTGGGCTGCTTCAATAGACGGTTGTTTAACAGTTAGTATAGGAGCGTTTACAAGCGGCTGGAGGATGTGGAATATTTTAGAATTTATAAATATTTGTAACTTTTCACAATCCGATAGTAATCCTTTACCCGCTGCATTTAGTACGCCAAATACATATTTATGGACTTCAAACACAAATAACACGGATACTACGCAAGCGTACATGGTAGCTTTAGAAAGCATGATTACTTATAGAAGATTACCTAAAACGGGCGCTTCAATACCAACGGTAGCGGTTCGTGATTTCACAGTTTCAGGAACAACTTTATCTTAATATATAAAAAAATGGCAACTTACAAATTCCCTCAATTCAACGTAACAATAACGAACCCCGTAGTTACGGTTGAAAAAATAAACGATTTAATAAACGAAAAAAATTGTAGCGCTGATGTGCTATTAACAACTGATTCTGCAATTTTCGGTGTAACATTTTCAGGTTTTACTTACGTTGAAAGCTGGGACGACCAAGACGTAATAGATTGGGTTAATAATGTAGAACTACCGAAATACCAAGTTAAATGAAAATGATACCTATTACACAATTTATTGAAGTTATAAAAAAACAAGGCGCTATCGGAGTTTTAGCGTTATGGCTTGCTTATACGCATTTCGAAGTACAAGACGTAAAAGACCGTTTGTATAATTGTTTAGATAAAAACGAATACTACAACAGAAAACCTATTGAAGAAAAACAACCACAAGCGCCCGTGTTAAAAAGTGATACGGTTGCGGTAATTGAAAATAAAAGCCGTAAATTAGCGAAAAAATAATTTATGAAGCTAACTAACAATTTTAATTTAAACGAGTTCAATAAGCATAATTTCCCGCTTACTGAAACTATTTTACGTAACATTCAAGAACTTGCTAAGAACTTACAAGTTTTACGTGATGAGGTAAAGAAGCCTATTAAAATAACAAGCGGCTTTCGTGATCCGTCTTTTAATAAGAAAATAGGCGGTGCTACTCAATCGCGTCATATTACGGGCGAAGCTGCTGACCTTAAGATTGAAGGTTACACGCCTAAACAAGTAGCGGCAATAATTGAAAAGTTAATAGCTGCTGGTAAAATGAAACAAGGCGGTTTAGGAATATATAGCACGTGGATACATTATGACGTGAGAGGAACAAAAGCACGTTGGACTAAATAAATAATTATGGCAAAGAAAAAAATAAACATTGACACGGATAATTTAGACGTGAATTTAGAAAAAGACGGAACTAACATTAAGTTAGACATTGACACGAAGAACTTAGATATTCAGGTAGTACGTGACGAAATAAACAAAGAGTTTAATTTAGACGGTAAAAATATAGATATTCACGTGAAGAAAACCCCGGAGGGCGTGGAGGTGAAAGTCGATGCCAAAGGGGTTCTTTGGAAAGCAATTGCTAAAAGAATAGTAAAATTTATTTTAAGACGTTTCAAAGTAGGAAAATAATTTTTTATATTTGTACGCATTTCATACGATGCTTTGTTTAATTTATGATTGAAAGACCTCTACAACGGTAGGGGTTTTTTTATGCCATTTCGTTGACGTCAACAATATGCTTTTAAAACTTTTTTTAAAATATTTCGTTCAGATAGTTGTTATATTAATTATTTATATTAAATTTGTTGAAATATTTAAACAAGCATTATGAAAAAACGAACAGGAATTTTAATTAACTCAATAATTATTTTGTTGGGTGCTAACTACGAAAGCTATTTATTATTAGGTGCTGGCGTATTATGTTTATCTTTAGTATTAATTTCTAAAACTAAAAGAGATGAAGTCAAAAATTAAAAACGCGGTTAATACGTATTTTCCGCACCGTCCGAACGTAGTTTATTTAAGCCGCAAGTGGAAAACAAAAATTTGTCCTGAAGATAAAGGCGGTTCGTTCAACGAAAAGCTATATTTAGATTATTTAGATGCAATACTAAACTTTACAAAATGAACGGTAACGGCGGTAAAAAACGAACAAAACGAGTAAGTGTTACTTTCGAGTGGACAGTACAAACCGATTTAAGGCTAATTTTAGACGAATTAAAGGACTTAATAGGCTCGGGAATAGAAACGTATCACAATCAAAAGAAAAGCATTCTAACGGAAGATAAATGGCACGAAATAGAATTTAGCCAAAAGTACGTGGATAAAATTCACGAAGAAGTAGAATCCGATATTAACGGCGAATTAAAATTAGTAATTAAAAGTAATTTTTAAATCAGAATAGAATGGAAATACAGAAAATAAAAAAGCGGTTACAGACAATTGAAAAAGAACTTGAAAAAGTAAGAAATTATAGTGCTCAAACTGATGGCTGGCAAACACAACGCTTTGCAAAGAAGTCAAGGAAATATGATTATTTAGCATTAGAAAAATTTGAATTACAGAAAAAACTTGAAGAATATGAAAACAGCAGTAGAATGGTTAGGATATGAAATAAATAAAATATACACAGAATTTCCCGATCAATTATTTTATGATGTAGCATTGTTATTACAAAAAGCCAAAGAAATGGAGAAAGAGCAAATTAATAATGCACATTATGAAGGTAGTGAAAATTACAGGAGACAATACTACAACGAAACCTTTAAATCAGAATAGAATGAAGCCAAAAGAAAAAGCAAAGGAAATATACACGAACGCAAGTAAGTTGTTTAAGCCCGAAGAAATAAAAACGCAAGCGTTAATTTCTGCTCGAAACATTTACGAGTTAGCGCCTTACAATAAGACGGAAGCTAAAAATAAAGAGTATTGGATTGAAGTAATTAAACATTTAGAACGTTATGCCTGAAGAAGCAAAAATGGCTTTACTACTTTTCACGGTAGGAATAGTATTAATAGGAATAGGATTAATAAAAAAACATGGAGAAGATAATTGAATACATAAAAGCAAACGGTTTAGACGGTATTAAAAAGGATCGTAACAGTTGTTACCAGCGTTATTACTTGTACAATATACTACGTGAACACGGATTAACTTTGTACGAAATAGGGGATATGTTTAACAAGTTACATTGTACGGTAATTTACGGTATTAGGATGCATAAAATGTACGAAGAAATGAATGATGTACTTTATAAAGAGCATACTCGAATGGTTCGTGTTTTGTTCGACGTACCCGCTAACGGTTTTAGTTTAGAACACGATGTATTAAAATGCAATACCGTACGTAAGTTAGAATTAATTAAGTTAAGAATAAGATGTAAATACTATGAAAAAACGAATGAAGAAACGCCGCAACTTGACACGGTTTAGAAACACGCCTTTAACAGTTAGGAATTTAAGAGTAGCAAAATACTGGAGAAGAAAATTAATAATAAAAACAATAAACAACGAATTTGACTAAATAAATTTGTATATTTGTATATAGTTCGTCTTCACATTATAGAACTAAAAGAAGTTATTAAAGCCCTTTAATGAATTCGGACGTGAAGACCCGAAGGAGTTAAGGGGTTTTATATTTAAAAAAAAATTATGATAAAAAAAATTAGTGAAATTGTATTAAACGACAATCGTAGAAAAGTAGATGCGGCGAAAGTTAAAGAACTTGCTGAAAGCATAAAACAATTAGGTTTAATTAACCCGAT